GTATTTGGAATCAAGCGAATAAAAACATAGACGAATATGGAAATGAACAAGAAGTAGGTGTAAACGGTTTCAAACCATTACTTGCAAAGTGGGACGAACACCCTGATAGAGACGCCAATTGGGCAATAGAAGAAAGAGGAAGAATTGGAACAGAAAGATTCAAAAGAGAACACGAATGTGAATTTGTTATTTATGATGAAACACTAATAAATCAATTAAAACTTTTAGAATTAAAAGGTTCAGATCCTATTATGAAAATGGGTAATGTACGTTGGTTTAAATATCCTAGTCCAGAAAACATTTATGTAGTAACTCTTGATCCTAGTACAGGAACAGGCGGAGACAATGCCGCCATACAGATTGTTGAACTTCCTTCTATGATACAAGTAGGCGAATGGTGCCACAATAAAACACCTATAGAAGGGCAGATAAAGGTCATGTTAGAAGTCATGCATTTTATAAAGGAACAAGGTGCTCATACTATATATTGGACAGTTGAAAACAATGCAATTGGAGAGGCCGCACTTGTGGTGATCAGAGACACTGGAGAAGATGCTTTTCCTGGTGATTTCTTACACGAGCCTAAAAGAATACAGGGTAAAACAGGTAGACGTGGTTTCCATACAACACATAAAGTTAAAGTAGAATCATGTATTAACATGAAAAGATTAATTGAAAACGATAAACTTATAATTAACAGTAAAGCCTGTTTATCAGAGTTTAAGAACTTTGTTGCAAAAGGTAATAGTTTTGCGGCCAGACCAGGTGATTCAGATGACTTAGTAATGAGTATGATGATTGCTGTTAGAGTTATAGACTATGTAAGTACATTTGAAGATGAAGTATATGATGCAGTTAATAACAGTTTGGGTGTAGACTCCTTATATTCAACTGGTGGCGACGATGATGACTATGATGATCCGATGCCAATTGGCATAATCTGATAAATACTTGTATGGCAACAAATTTTAAAGATATTTCTGAAAAAGTATTTAACCTTTTAAAAGGGCATGGATTTGATCTTAGAACTTTTAATAAAGAAGGTAAAATGGTTATAGACCCACAAGAAGGTACAAGATTTGTATCAGATGAACCTAACCTAATAGTTAGAATAGATGATATGGAAAAAGAAATATCACTGCAAACTAGTGAAGATTTTGCAGATCATAATTTAAGAAATTTATTAAAAGAATTAGCACAAGACAATTTATTAACTTTTGACTTTAGGGTTTTTGATAAAACTATTAAAGCAAAAGGAGAAGAAATTGATGTGGCTCGTAGAAAAGAGATTGATATGAACGAAGAACTTAACACTCTAAGAAAACTATCAGGTTTAGAAACTGTAGAAGAAAATACAAAAGATAACTGTACTGCATGTGATAAAGATATGGCAGATTGCAAATGTGAACTTTGTAAAGACTGTGATGCAAAAGGCTGTGAGAAATGCGACGATGGCAAAATTGTAACTGAAGAAACACTAAATGAAAATCCATATCTAGCCGGCGTAAGACTTTTAGGACAAATTTTTAAACAAGGTGCAAAAAGACCTATAACAACTACTATTGCCGTTGATGCAGTAGATGGTGAATTAGATACTACACAAGGCGCAATAAGTTGGCTAGGTAAAGCAGTTGGAAATGCTTTTACACCAGATGCAATTAAAAAGGCAGGACCTATTATAGTAAAATATGGAATTCCAGTGGCAGGTGTAATGGCCGCTATATACGGTGGTAAAAAATTAGCAGATTTTGTTGCAGGAAAGAAAGACCAAGGTTTAAGTGTATCACAAAATAATCAAACTTTAAATGCAAGTATATCAGAAATGAAATATGTTAATACACCGGTAGGAAAATTACCAGTAAAAGATAATGGTGGTATGTTAGATTTTTCAGAATATATGGATTGGGAAAAATCTACAGGAGAACAAAAACCTAATCGTGCAAGTCAAAGGTGGCCTGGATACCAACAAGATTACAAGCAATATGTACAAACTGAATCTATGGATTTAGACAGACCAAGTTTAGATCAGGATCTTCCTGCAAATTACTTTAAAAAATTAGCAAGTGTAAGAAAAACAATTTATGCTAAGTATGGAAATAATGATAAAGTAAATAGTGTAGTAAGCAAGTTAAATGACGAAGAAAAAACCAAAGGTGCAAAAGCAGACCCAAACAATATAATGATGAAAGTTATGAAACACTTAGGCAAATCTATTACAGAAGCCAGTTTGGGTAAAATGACTGGTAGCAGAAAATCCAGTTATCAGCCACTAGCAGACAATGTAAAAATTATTGTAAGACACAATAAAGAAGTAAATGAAGAAGTACGTGGTGCTAGAAGCAGAAACATACATAGTATCCTTATACAACGTGGAGAAGAAAAATTTAAGATGGCAGAAAACAATCTGTCAGCCGCAAGAGCAATGGCAAGACATTTGCATAATGGCGGAGAAACTTTTGACGAAATTGGTGAAGCAATCACAGAAATGTCAAGAGAGTTTAAAAAATTAAAAGAATTTGTAAATTATGTTAGAAGATCAAACTTAGTTAACGAAACAAATGAAGAATTTGTCACTATGGCTTTGGAAAACATAAATGATATTAAAACTAATTTAAAAAGACTGAGCGGTGTTAAAAGTTATGCAAATGCAGTCGAATCAGTTTTAAATTATAACAATGTTGAAATGCTACAAGATGATTTAGATTTAGAAAGCAAATTTACAGAAACACATTTTGATGAAAAAGTTGCAAATGTAATGGACAGTTTAAAAGCAATGGCGAGTAGAAAACAAAGTTTTGAAAATAAAATTGTTAAAGCAATAGAGTCCGAAACTTTTGCAAACATTAAAGATTTATTAAGTGAAAATGATATTATAGATTTTGATACACCACACGGTAAACTTGGACATCAAGTAAGCCAGTTAGGTTATTCAGCACAAGATTCTACATTATCAAACTACTTACATGGCATTAGTAATAAGATTAGTGCCGGTGGACAACTTAACCAATTTGAATATGGTACTATTAAGAGTTGTTTACTAAGTGCAGGTCAGCACAATGTACAAAATGCTCCAATGAGTGTTGAAGAATCATATGAAGCATTTATGGACTCGTTTATTGAAGAGTCACCTGCAAATCTGCAAGGCATATTTAATGAACTGAGAATTGATGACAACACACACATAACTGACGGCAATAAAGAACTTACACCTGCTGATGTCGGCCCTGGCTACTGGGTGTGTGCTTACGACAGAGATGGCACATGTTTTGAAATGTATACAGTTGGCAGAGAAGAAGCAAAAGACCGCATAACTGATGATGGTCGATATAAACTTTCTGACGCAGAAATTACTGATTTTAACGGCGCACGTTATTATTGGAATGAGAACATGGCTGACAGTGGCGTACTCCACATACAATAAAACTTAGAAAAAACCGGTTTCTTGCGTAAAATACTACTTTATAGATAAATAAATTTGTTGGTAAAATAATTTACCAATAGTTGTAAAAAGGTGTTGACTTTTTTACATCTTGGCATTATAATAAAAAAACAGTAATACCCTAAACACAGAAGGTATTACGAACATGGCAAATATAGGAGAAATATCATGGCCTCATTAGCAGAAATAAGAGCAAAGTTACAATCAATGGAAAACAATTCCAAAGGTAACTCCCAAGCTCAAAGCGATAACGCAATATACCCATTTTGGAACATAGACGAAGGAAGTAGTACTGTACTAAGATTCCTGCCTGACAGTGATCCAAATAACACGTTCTTTTGGGTTGAACGACAAATGATCAGACTTACATTCCCAGGAGTAGTAGGTGGAGATCAAAAACCAACAACTGTACAAGTTCCTTGTATGGAAATGTTTGGTGAGAATTGTCCAGTATTAACTGAGGTAAGACCTTGGTTTAAAGATCCAAGTCTCGAAGACATGGGCAGAAAATATTGGAAAAAAAGAAGTTACATTTTCCAAGGATTTGTAAATGAAAATCCTTTAGATGAAACTGCACCAGAGAATCCAATTAGAAGATTTGTAATTGGTCCTCAAATATTTAACATAATCAAATCAGCACTTATGGACCCAGAAATGGAAAACCTTCCAACAGACTATGTTGCAGGTACTGATTTCAGATTATCCAAAACAACCAAAGGTCAATATGCAGACTACTCTACAAGTAAGTGGGCTAGAAAAGAAAGCGGTCTTACTGAAGAACAGTTAGCGGCAATTGATACACATGGATTGTATAATTTAAATGACTTCCTTCCTGCTAAACCAACGGCAGAAGGTGTCCAAGCGATAGCAGAGATGTTCCAAGCAAGTGTTGACGGAGAACTTTATGACCCTGAAAAATGGGGTAATTTTTTCAAACCCTATGGACTTGATACTGGAACAAAAACACAGGCAACTGTGGCTCCAGCTCAAAACGTACAAGCGACTACAACAGAGAGTGTGGCACCTGTAGCCGAGACTGTAGTAGAGACTCCTGCACCAGCAGTAGAAACTCCTGCTCCAGCACCAGCGGCTGAAACAGTTGCAACTGCTCCAGCAGAAGACACAGGTAAGAAATCAGCAGATGATATTCTTAACATGATCAGAAACAGACAGTCGTAAGGAGAAATTATGCAAAAGCCATTTGACTTAACAAAGTTCAGAACTGGATTGACAAAAAGCATAACTGGTATTAGTGCTGGTTTCCATGACCCAAAGGATTGGATCAGCACTGGTAACAAAACACTAGACTACCTAATAAGTGGGGACTTCAATGGAGGTATCCCACTAGGTAAAGTTAGTGTGTTTGCAGGTGAATCAGGTTCTGGTAAATCGTTTATATGTTCTGGAAACATAGTTAAAAATGCACAAGATCAAGGATGTCAAGTAGTATTGTTTGACTCTGAGAACGCATTAGATGAACAATGGTTGCAGGCATTAGATGTTGATACAAGTCCAGAAAAACTATTAAAAATTAGTGTAAGCATGATTGACGATGTTGCAAAAGCAATATCTGAATTTATGAAAGACTATAAAAACAATTATGGTGATTTAGAGTATGACGATATGCCTAAGTTACTATTTGTTATAGATAGTTTAGGAATGTTATTAACACCTACAGACGTAACACAATTTGAGAAAGGTGATATGAAAGGTGATATGGGTAGAAAACCAAAGGCATTGGCGTCTTTAGTTAGAAATACTGTAAACCAAATAGCACCCTTCCCAATTGGTATCGTAGCAACTAACCATACTTATGCATCGCAAGACATGTTTGACCCAGATGATAAAATATCTGGTGGACAAGGTTTTATATATGCAAGTAGTATAGTTGTTGCAATTAAGAAACTAAAATTAAAAGAAGATGAATCAGGAAATAAAACTTCAACAGTACAAGGTATAAGAGCCGCCTGTAAAGTTATGAAGTCAAGATACAGCAAACCTTTTGAAGGTGTGCAAATTAAGATTCCATATGAGACAGGAATGGACCCTTATAGTGGTATGTTAGAAATGTTAGAAGCAAAAGGCATTGTGGTTAAAGTCGGCAATAAACTTTCTTATGTATCGCCTGTAACTGGTGAAGAAATTAAAGAGTTCAGAAAAGGCTGGACTGATGAAAAACTTCAAGTAATTTTAGATGAATGGGGTCAAAATCCTATAGCACAAGATGATGTTGTAGAAGATATTGATCCTGAAGAACTAGAACCTAATATGGAGGATTATACAGATGAATCCTGAAATAGAGTTGTTATATAATATATGGGATAGTGTTAAACCATATGTTTCTATAAAAGAACGACTTCATGTTGCTGAAGAGATTGTAAGAGTTTTTGATGATCAATTGGATATATCAGAAGTAGAAGACAATCTAAATATGTTTGATTCAGTAATGAAGGCGGCATTAATTAGTCATTATGAATTCGGATTAGATGATGATGACGATGAGGATTGGGATTAATAAATGGCTACCCATTATAACAATATAGTTCAAGACTTAGGTAATATAGTTCCGGCAATCGAATATTACGAAAAAGAACTGAACGAAGCAAGATGGGAAGTAAAGATCAAAGGGAGTCTGGAGAAAGCCTCCGCCTCCCTACCCGGTCTGACAGAGTTTCGCTTCAATCAACTACAAGAGATTGAAGCAATACTCGAACATCTAAATATAGAACTTCGCAAAGAACGTTCTAAAACATTCCGCAAATATTTAGAATCCTACAACAGACAACTCAGTAGTAGAGATGCTGAAAAGTTTGTAGACAGCGAAGATAGTGTTATAAATCTAACACACCTTTGTAACCAATATGCTCTTTTAAGAAACAAATACTTAGGTATAATGAAAGGGCTTGATACCAAACAGTGGCAAATAGGTCACATCACAAGACTTAGAACTGCTGGTATGGAAGATATTGTGATACAGTGATTAATATATTTTTTCAGGGAAGAATTAAAAACAAAGAC